TTTCAAGTTCTTTGGCACTGACATCCGTACCAAACCGCTCGGTAAAGTACGCCAAACCACCGGGGTCAGGTTCTCTGCCAACATTCTGTATATACATCTGACGCACGGCTTCGGTTGCCGAAGGGGTGCTGTAATCGTAATCACCATCCGCACGATACACATACCCCAAAGCCTTGCGACGATATTCTGAAATATTCATTTTGCGGTATTTGTTTTGAATGTGAGATAAATAATACTAGGCAAAGTTATCAAGAAGGTGCATCCGTTGGCTGGTTAACAGCGCCGACTAAAGCTGTTGCCCAATCTTGCCAGTTTTCAAATATATACGGGCCGGGGATGCCCTCGTTTACAAAGATGTCGATTGCTTTCAAACCCGCCGCCCACTCTTTCCAACCCTCTTCAGAGGTGTTCATTGATAGCTGTTGCGCCGCATACGCCTCGCACATAAGGCTCGACCACGAGTCCCACGTATGATAGCGGGGGTCGTATACGAGAGCAAGCGCCATGTTAGCTTCCGTATGGTCTGGAGTCGCCCAAAGTGACCGTGAGCAAAACCTTACCCATTTGGTAATTACCACCCTGTACGTTGCTCTTAAAAATCAACCGTATTTCTCGCCTTTGCTGGCGCATATCAATCTTGCCTGTGTCCGGGCCAAACACATAAGGCTCAGACGTAACATCAGCAGACTGAGCGTAAGGTCGACCCGTGACTTGGAACGTCATCTCTTCTTGCTGGATGAAGTCAGGCTCCACCCGCTCCAAGTTCAACCAGAAGTTGTCGCCCACGGGAGAGGTCTGAGCAGGCCCACCAGCCACAAAACCCAAATCACTTGTCTGGAAGAAACTTTCAATGGCGTTGGCCTCTTCGTTGATGACCTCATCCGTTCCAATTTCGTGCTGCCACAAAATAACTTGACCAGCCACAGTCTCGAAATTTGCGGTCTCAATCAATGTTGCCGTTGCGTTTGCAGACAAGGTCAAACTCAAACCAGCGAACGACATGGCTCCCGATACAGCCCCGCTGTTGACCACGGACAGCGTGATAGTCGTCCCCGCAATGATGGTCACAACAGCGCCCACACCAACGCCAGTTCCTACAACGGATTGGTTCAGCACAACCCCAGTTGCGCTGCTGACCACAATGGTGCTTGCCCCAGAAGTTCCAGTCGCTGTGGGTGATGCCGCATTGGGCGTAATCAAAGACACCAATGCACCAGAAGGAACGCTGGCAGACACAACCTGCTGTCCAACAGCAACCAAATTATTGGGCGCAATTGTGATGACGGCACTTGCATTCGTTGTTGAAATCGATGCCGTAAAAATTACCTCTTGCTCACTCAATGTTGCGCCAGCGTTGATGGGGTAATGGAACACTTGTGAGAAGTAGCCAGCAGTGCGACGAGCGCCCAAAGCCTCGCCAGCGTCGTACCAGCAGTCTTCTCGCACGTTGTAGATGATGCAGTCATTGCACTCCTCTGAGTTGCCAGAGGGAAAGAACCACCAAATTTCACCAAAACGAGGAACCTTGTTGACAAAGACTTTTTGCTGTTGCTCGTAGTTCAGGTTGTCAAAAAAGTAGTTCTGGTTGAAAGTGTTCTTGATTTCCTTGACCACACCGTTGTACAACAAGAATCGGTCAACGCCAATCCAATAGTAGATGCCGTCATATTCAATGACACACTGGCTGGAGAGAATAGAAGACTGACTGGAGATGATGTCATAGCGCCAGTAGAAGGTTTGGGGGACTGAGGCGACCGTAATCGTGGTTGGGGCATAGGACACACGAATCAGTGAATCAAGCGCCCAGAACAGCCCAGAGGGCGCGTTAGAGCCACCTCGCACGGGTAAGCCCTTGACAATCTTTGTGGAGGCTACGTTGACCTCGTTGGAGTCTGGCCCGTTCCAATCAAATGGGTCTCCAGCAACACAATTCTTGATGAGGCCATTGTCGCCATACACAAAAACGTAAGGGTGCAAAACAACTACACCTCCAGCAACTTCAATGACATCGCCTGTTGGGGTTGTGCCAGAAGTGTCCGTAAGCGGAGACAGGACTGTGCCGTTGATGTTCCCAGCCAAAACCGGGGTCACAATTGTCTGGTCAATCTGGGCTAAGTTCCGACCGGGATGCGCCAACAGCAACTGGTTCCCAGAACCCTGAGCGTCAAACGTAGAGTCAAACTGCCACAGGTTCAAATCGCTTTCCGTGAAGCCGTCATTGATTGTTGCCACATTGATTGAGAAACCGCTGCCCGTGCCGCCAATGCTTGCGGCGGTTGCGCTCAACGTGTTGCCAACCACATACCCGTTGCCGGGTTTTGTCAGCGTGACTGTGGTCACTACCGTGCCAGCCACCACAATCGTTGCCTTTGCACCAGAACCAGAACCGCCTGTGAGCGTCACATTCGTGTATGTGCCATTGACATAGGTAGTCCCGCCAACCAAGGTGTTGAGGGTCAGAATCAACCCAGTGAAAGTGAATTCAGTTACGCCAGCACCTATGCCAAGGTTGTTGATGTTGACAACCTCAAGGCCGTTGTTGTACCCGTTAAAAACTGAGTTGACACCATCAACCGAGTTAACATAGATGCCGCGAGAGTAGCCAAGTGCGTTACTGACAATTGCGCGGTAGCCACCAACTTTTCTTGGACGACCGCGTTGGAAACGAACCCAACGAGCGTCCGTGTAAAAGTTCATGTCAAAGATAGTGCCGTCGCGCTGGACGCCCGGTAGCGTATCGATGGTAAAGACCTTCTTGACCATCAGTACGTCCCGCCAGAAACACCACCTGTGAAGTTACCAGTCCCAACAATTGCCAAACCAGAAGCAGACACTGTTGAGCGCAATACACCAAGAATTGCAATGTTGAATTCACCCGAAGCAGCGCGGTAAATACCTGTTGTTGTTTCCGACGCAAAATTCAACGACGGTGCGCCAACAGCGCCGTTATTCAAACTCACAGTTGACGCGCCAGCAAGAACGGTGTTGGCGTTGTATAGGTTCACAGAATCGCAAACCAACGTGGCTTGACTGCCTGCGGTCAAAACAGCAGTGCCGCCAGAACCCGTTGTGATTGTGACGGTGTAAGCACCCGATGTCTCGTTGAGAATGTAATAAACCTGAACTGTTGACGGAACAACAATTGTGACGTTGCCTGTCAAAGTCCCGGTGTATTTTTGAATCACGTTTGAGGCTTCAGAAGCCGTCAAGGTGTAAGAGCCAGTCGTCACAGCCTTGCTCAACTGAGTAAAAGCAAACTGTGTATTTCGGCCCAAGCCAACTGTATAAAACTGTGAACCACTGCAAACAATGATGCAAGAATCTACAGGTTGCAAAGCAATAGACGCAGAACCGTTAATCAAGTTGCCACTGGTTCCAGTGACAGTCAAAGCCCCTGTCCCGCTGTTGCGCAAGAACATGAACCAGTTATCGCCAAGCGTCGATGCCAGTGACAGGGTCAGTGTTCCAGCGCCGCCAGTCCACACATAGGTGTTAGAGCGGTCTGTCGTCAACGCCGTGTAGTTGGAAGAGAATGTCGTGACTGGCTGGCTCTGGTTCAGTGTCTGACCAATCGCCAGCAGGCCATACCCAGCAAGGGTGGCTGCATCCGCACCAGAAGAGCCAATGCCGAAAGCAATGATGCCCCAAGTACCTGAGGTGGTCGCATTGGTGGTGATGTAGATGTACTGCGCTTGACCAGCGGCAACAGTGACAATTGTGTTTGCGCCTGTGTAGTCTTTGACCGTTACTGGAACTGAGCCGACGTTGCGAATCAAAGCATCCTCACCAACTGAGGCTTGGTTGGCCGGGGGCATCCACAATTCATGTGCAGTGGAAGCGGTTGTCACCTCCATGATGCGGGCGGCGGCGTCATCAGCAGTTGTGCCGTTGATGGGCCAAGTCAACTGCAAGTCTGCTGTCAGCGTGATGAAGCTGTAGGAAACATCCGTCGGCTGGATGACGTTTCCATCGAACGGGCTGTTAAAACTCATAGCATCACCTCATTTTCTTTAAATCTTTTGGCCTTGTTTATGGCCTTGGTCGCTATATTGATTATGTAAACCGCTGTTTTCATAATCATGTATCCAAAACGGTTGCCTGTCGGTCGCCAATACGTTGTACGTCCTCTTGCTTCAAGGTCTGGATGATGAGGTCATAGTTCTGTTGCCACATGGGCGACCGCTCGTCGTTCTTGACATAGGGCATGGCCTGCAACAAAGACCCGTACAGTAAAGCCTGTGGGGCGTAAATGGTGAACCAATTTACTTGGTTGGTGGAATCAAGCGGCTGGAGGCGCTCGTAGTACAAAACTTCAAACTGGTACGCAACATCAGGCGAGGGAGAAACCAACCAGTGCGTGTAGTCGTAGTCACCGTAATAAACGGGTGCGCCAGTGGTGTTTGCGTTGGGGGTGTACTCACGCAGGTACTCGTACTTGCGGAGCAACACGGGCTGCTTTTCACCAGCCACAGTGACGTTGAAAGACACCGTCTTGTGCCAGCGGGCAGGCTTGTCAAGGATGGGTTGGCCTATCGTCATGGTCGAGGTCTGCACCGTCAGGTTGCCAAGGAACTTGATTTGGCTGGCAATGATTTGCTCTGCCAGCATAATAAACAGCGGAATTTTGGCAAGAGTGTCCGCATCACTGCGGTCTAGGTAAGACTGGATGTTTTCGACCAAAGAATCGTAGGTCATTACCGAAGCGGTTGCCATGTTTACCCCACGTTTCGTTCAAAATGCGGACAGTCCACCAGCGATTTAAAGTTGCCTCCCCAGCGATTTTTGGGGTGCAAAGACTCCCAATATGCGCCCAGAGGAGCAATGATGCCCTTGTCCCAGATTATCTTCCCATCCTTGAAGAAGTTCAAGTCAATGGCGCACCTCTTGAGGTGGATGGAGTTCATGGTCTTCGACCGACCTGTTTTGAAATAAATGGCTTGCTGCTCTGGTGTGCGGGCCAACTCCCCACCAGTGACCATAAAACCCTGCTCAGTAGCGTGCTGGATGAGTTTGCAGGCATCCAACAGAAAAGCGGCCTGCTCTTGACTGAGGCTCATTTTCGGCTCCTCATGTCGGCCAGCTTCTCAATTGTCCGTCCGCCAAAGTAAGCACCCATAATCAACATCCCCCATTGTCCTAGCAGTTCCACGTAGGACTCATTGGCGTTTAGGCCAAATGCAGACATCATCGCAAAGATGAAGTACCCCACGAAGATGGCTACAAGGCTCATAGGGCGAATATTCTTGGACAGCCAAGAGTCACTACCCATGTCCGCCTTCCAGCGGTCTGTGACGTTGTTATCCTCGTTCTGAGAGGCCAGAGCAAATACCTTGAGTTCCTCCAACTCAGCTTGGGCTTTCATGATGCCAAGTTCAATCAACCGCTCTTCGTGGTCGTATTGCAACTGGCGCAGTTTGCTGACCTCTTCTGGGCTGGGGTTGTCGGAAATCTTCACGCCCAGTGCGTTTTCGACAACTTCTTTGCCCTTGGCCTGAAGCGCAGATGACAAGAGGCCCAGACCGTTCTGAGCCAATGTACCAAGGAGGGATGCAACAATTGGAATCATGGTCACCCTTTAAGGTCAAAACTTAAATTTGCATGGCGAGGGTACTGCACAACACGCTCCCCTTCTGGGCATTTGTATTTGATGGTCGCCAGCAACGTAGCTGTGCCGGGTGCAATCTTTTCTTTTCTGACCATCGTCAACTGGTAGGTAAACGTGTCAATCTGTGGCCCTGCGGGGCCGCTGAACTTGCTTGCTGTTGTCGTTGCCTCATGCACCATGCCTGATGCGTCACGGATGCTGGGGGTAAAACTTTCCACTGAACAGTCGTCCCGCTTTTTGATTCGGGCCACTGTGACGTTGATAGGCTGTCCAGCATCTGCCACAATTTTAAAATGCTCTGGTGACCACTCAAGGATAGCCCGGTCAAACCAACCAAACTTGTCGGCAAGCGTGTAACCGCCGCCAATAGCTGCAATGCTGGCTGCGACTGCTCCAATGGCTTTGGTAAGGTCAATCATTTTTACCGATGCAGCGTGAGCGATGCATAAACGATTGCAGACATGGAAAAGATAAGCACCCCGGCAGTCTTGATGAGGATGCCCTCAAGCCGCTTGAGCCGTGCATTAATTTGCGCGTATCGTTCGGCGCAAACCTGTTCATGGGCTGAGAATTGTGCTTCAAGGCTCATCTTTTGCTTTCGTTACTTGCGCCTCGGCTTGCTCTTTGATTTTGACAATCAAGGGCCACACGCCTGATTTGCTGGGCAACTCGCCCAAGGTTTGCAGGATGAAATTGATTTCGTTAACGTCGAGTTCTAAGTTCATGCTGCTTCCTTAATTAGTTCGTTTTCTACAATACGCAGCACACCAATTGCCAACGCCAGCGGTATACGGTCATCGTATTCATGTATCAACTCAGATACTCTGGTTGCCAGTTCTCCAGCAAGTTCGGCATTGGCTTTGTTTGTCACAGCCATAAACTTGCGCCGGGGGTCTGATGGTATGGCAACTACGCTCATGTTGCGCTCCAAGGCAGTGCGGTGTTGGCGGGGCTGACAGGCGGGGTAATCATGCTGTCAATCTGGCCCTGCACACACTGCTGTGCGCTTGTAATGGCAGACTCGGGAATCCAGCCAATGACCTGCGCTTGAGTCAGGCTGGCATAGGGAATCACTGGGCCTTCTTGGTCAGCAGAGTTGAAGGTGGTGTTGCCGCCGATGCTGGCGGTGTTGCTGCCGTCTACGCCTGTGACTTGCCAAAGGGCGTTGACCACGTAGTCTGGGTCAGGCTGCTGGAGCGTGTACATGGAAGTGATGGTTGTGACGAAGGTGGTCATGCTGTTGCCCTTTCGGTTTGTGATGCTTGATATGCCGCAACCACATCCGCTGTCCATGCCGTGTTGCAATGAGCCACGACATTGGCAGGGACGCCTGTCAGGTCTTGCCCCGGTGTGAGGCTTGAACGATGGTAGGTTTGGCTCAGTTGGACGCCGTCCTCCATGATGCGGGTTGCTTCACGGTAGAGGATGATGCCGTTCTCGGTGACTGTGATTTGGTCAATGACGGTTGATTTGGTGAGTGACATGATGCTTTCCTTTAGGTTAAGTGTCCAATTAGCAAATTCATGCTAGTTAATCTGTGATGTAAGAAAATGAAAACGCATAGTCTGAGTTTGTGCCGAGAGTAGAAGCATTAACATAGAAGTCAATGGAGGATGCTGTATTACTAGCTCTTATTCCTACTCCAGTTTTTGTATTAAGGTCTAATGCTACGGTTCCACTTGTACAACTAAATGCAGAGCCAACGGCAAATGGCAATCCAGTAATATTTACATAAGTTCCTATTGGAGAAGAAACACTTTGAATAGTATTTGCGCCAGTTATCGTAACCACACGGCCAACTTTTGTGTATCCCAAAGTGCTGTAAGCAGAATACAAAGTGATT